GTCTGTTTGTTGCTGTTTCGTTCCAAAGCCACAACTCTACTGTGTCGCCCGCAGTTAGAGATATATGACCTATAAGCGTAATAGATTTTGTTTCTCCCGTTCCGCCTGCAAATTCTGTGTTAGCGTGGACATTTGGGAATCCTGTCGCTCCATTATTCTTGTAAATCTCAAATCCAAAGTTTCCGCCCCCTCCAGCAACGCTATTTGCCGACACTGTTACCTCAACCCTATAAACTCCTGTTTTTGTTGCTGTGATATCAGAGGTTGTGTAGTCAGGGGTGGTTAAGTTAGCAGTGCCGTTATTAGTAAATCCAGTAACTTGAACCTTATTGGCTTCGCCCGAAGTTGATATTGTTATGGTCGTGTTTGCGTCTTTACACCAAATACCCCCATAAGGTAAACCTGAACCTGCACCAACAAAGGTCAAATCTCCGTTATCTATGATTTCCCCGAATGTTCCTGTGCCTGTTGTTGTTATATCATCCCCAGTAGTCTTTGGGCTTAAGATTGTGCCCACCCTTTGCCAAAAGTCCATACTATCAACATAAGCCTTATTGACCATATTATCAGGGTCAGTTATGCTTCCATAGAAATCTAAAGGCTCACCAGAAATATTGACTTTCTGAGCTTCTAACTCCTTACACGCAATAGCATCGACTATGATGTTATGAGCCATTATGGAGCCTCTTCTATTACTGCCGAGACTATTTGTCCGCCAACCCCAACCATAAAGAATTTATCGTTTGCTGTGACTCTGTCTGCTTTTATTGCTGCTGCGACTGCATCCTCTACAACTTGAGGTATACTTCCTGAGTTAGTCCCGTTAGAATAATCCCCGTGTAGTGGGACATTAAGAATGAGATTATCTTTCGCTACGAGGCTTCCTGCGTAGTCTTTTGCTCTCTCTGTGGCATCTAAAACCTTATTCCACATCTTGACCTTTGCTATTCCTCCGTCGAAAGTTCTTAATGTATCTACAGAATTATTTCCAATTCTCATAACATTTGTTGTTGTTATTGTGTTAATCAATCCCCCCTGCGTGTCAGCACTACCTTCTAAAACTCCATTTTTATAAAGAGATATTTTGCTGTCTGATTTAACAATTATTAAGAAATGTTGCCAATTTCCCAAAGTTATACAATTATTAAAATTATTTGAAACTCCGCCTGTTCTCCATCTTATCCCTGTTGTCGTTTGTAATTGAAAGGTTAAACCATTTAACCCATCATTTCCGCTTGCACTTTTATCTAAAATCTTTCCTAAACTAAACGCCCCAAAACTTCTAGGATTTATCCACGCTGAAATTGTAAAACCATTAGAAAGATTAGCCCCGAGTTGGTTATCATTGTGAGGTATCTCTACATAATCATCAACCCCATCAAAAACATTACAACCCTTAGCGTTCATAGAAGTAATATTAACCTCAACTGCTCCCGCTGCCATTATTTTTTAATAACCTCTCTTGTGCAGGGTAAGCCCTCGTCGTGTCTGCATTTATGAATATGTGTGGCTGTTAGAATATCTTTAGTCTCAACTTGTTTAAAAGATGTCTCAATAACTCCAAGAACCTCTTTTGTCTCAAGTAACTCATATTTGAGCTCCATCTTAAGCCTCCGTGATTGCTGCTAGAATTATTTGATTAGCTGAGGCAGTCATAAGGTATTTACCTGTTGCTCCTGCAGTTGCTCTTAAAGCTGTTAAGGCTGTGTCGATAGTTGCTGCTGTGAAAGGAGCATCAACAATAGTAACATTAACGTCTCCTGCTGCCATTATGCGCTAGTCACGAGCTCAGCCGTGCCTCCATCAGTAGGTACAACATAAAGTTTAGCCCCGGATAAAAATATAGTTCCTGCTTTTCCTGTCTGTGTACCGGTCTTAGTTGGGACAATTATCTCAGTAGGGATAGCTATTCCAAAGAAAGTATCAGTTGCTTCCATTCTATCTGTCCGTGTTAGTAATCTTGTAAAGCTTTGCGGGTTGAGAAACTTGTAATTGACCATATTCCCAGGCTTTGATTACTATTTTAATTCCAGGTACAACTTCAACATCAGTGCTTAAGCCCTTTGCTGTTTTCCATGTAGAAGCACCATCAACATAAATCAAAGCCTCATCTGCTGTAACGGAATTAGTAACCTTAACCGAAAATGTGTCTTTTAGATTATTGTTAGCCAAAACCTTAGGATTTGTAATCCAATAAGTATATTGGTGTGGGTTAAGTAATAAAGTCATACCTGAGGTAGAAACATTAGCAGTCTTTAAAGTTTCAATTCCTATCAAAACATCCAAAAGTGGATCTCTGTTAGCGATAACCAAGCTGTCCCATGTGTCCGTAGCTGCTGCTGTTTGAGTAGCTGCTGCGCTTAAATCAGCATAAATTCTGCCATCTACTGCTGCAACGATAGCCTCTGCAACCTTAACCATAGTTCTCTTTTGAGCATCAATATAGTCAGTTGTGGCATCTTCTTCTGAGATTGTTCCTTTTCCACCATACTTAACTTGTACAGCTGAGTGTTTAGTCCATTCAGGAGCTAATTCTGGAAAGCCTGCTAGTCTTGGTATACCCTCAATTCCTGAGCCAGTACCACCAGTTAAAACGCCTGTGCTTTCTGTAAAATAAGTATCTTTCCAACTATCTGTGGATGTAGTGCCAACAAGTGTTTTAAGAACATACATTTGTTCAGTTAGACCCTTTATAGCTCTATCCACGTTCTCTGCTCTAAGTGTGATTTGTTCTGTTTTCTCTGCCATCTTAAGATAAAACTACAATAACCTCCGTTGCGCTTCCTGTTTCCTCTGCTCTTCCGATAACATTTCCGAGAGGATAGTCTGCTTCTACTGCGTTTCTTATAGTGTTAGCTCCGCTTAAACTAACCATAGAACCTAGAGTAACCCCTGCGTTTGCATTAACTTTCATATCAAACTTATTTCCTTGACCTGGGACATAAACCGAGATTTTTGTTGAGCTGTCTGTTCCGTCTTTGTCCATAGCTGCAACACCTGCATAAGGGGCTGTATCTCCTGGAGTACTAGCAACAACGGTATTATCTCCGCTTAATTTTAAAAGTGTTCCCTTAGAAATTGAAGTGGCTGCTGCGCATGTATACTGCTTAGGATTAGAGAATTCGTTAAGTTCTAGTATCACTGCTTCGTTTGCCATGTAGTTATTCGGTATAGCGAATATTTAAACCTTTCGTTTTCTATCCAAATAAAAGACCTGGAGGATTTTTAAGAGAAGTGCGCCATACACTAAAATTCTAATCTCTAAATCAGGTATCATAACTGCTCCCTGGGATTACCACCGAGGCTATGGACATCTTTAGGCTCTTTTTTAATCCAATTCATTTGGTCGTCCTTAGTTCCTAAAACTGCAAGAGCAATGCCCTCCGTCGGAGGTAATAAAGCAGGTTCCCAGTTCTTTGATGGTTTCTTTAAACCTAGAATTTTAGATAAAATTTTTATGAGTTTGTTAAACTTTGCTGCCTTTCCATAAAACTTACTAGGCTTAATCATAGCCATCACTTTATCCTCGCACTCTTTAGGACAGATTATTTCATAAAGTTTTATTTCTCTGATTTGAAGTTGAACAAGGTAAGGGGTAGGTTCTGTTTTCCCTTTCTCGATAACTTCGAAAGGTAAATATTGGGACGACATGAAATTCTCCCATTCTCTTATGCTAGAAATTAAGCCTCTTGCGAGGGTGTAGATGTGCATTCTTCGGGTATCTTTTTTAATTCGTTTTCAAGAGCTTCGATCACAATCTCATGTATTCTAACGCCCTCGCTGTGTTTCTGTAATGCAACCTTAGAACTATCAATCTCTCCCTCTAAATATTTCTTAGTTAATTGAAATGTCATCTTCTTTTAAGGGATTTACTTCTCCCCTCATTAATTTATTCGCATACTCGACGTTGGTCAATCTTGGAGCAGGTGTTGGTTCAACTCTCCCTCCGGATGTACCCGCCATTAAAGCCTCGTTTCTTATCTTCTGTGCTCTTATCAATTCTACTTCGAGTGCATCGTTCTCGGCTTTGAGTTTCTGCGACGGAGTGAGTTCTTCTTCCGTAGTTTTTGTTTCTTCTTCCATGAATTAATAAAGGGTATCTTCTTTAAAAATGTTTCTAAAAAATGAGAGTGCATATTGGTTTTTCTCCTTTGATTACATTTGTATCAATTTTGTATCTTTTAATTAATTCAGCCCCGACGTAACCGATAGTAAATATTAAGACTGGCTTAATATGAGTGATAAAAACTAACTCCTGAGTAGAAGCCCAAACAGAAATAAAATACATAAAGCCCAGGATTAAAGCATTTCTCATGACGATAAGAATAAATTTTAGTTCTGTGTTCATAGAGATAAAAGCGAGACGCACAATAAATAAACAGCTGATAAAGTTACAGCTATTAAAATTACAACTCCAATTTTACTGAGGATATCCATTTAATTGACTTTGTAAGCTCGCCCTCCTTGCGTTATTTTGTTGATTAGCTAAAAGTGCTGCTTGGAGTTTAACGTACTTGTCTTGTAACATTCTTCTATTAATTGCGACTTCTGCCTCGACTTCTCGACCACCTACCAACCAATAATTAAGATTACTAAGTCCCTTACCTTTAACTTGAGCCTCCATAGTTTGTAAGGCTGTTTCTGCTTCCTGTATTAACTGCAAAGTGTCTCCTGCATCAGTTCCCGCTGCCACGTTGTTTATGCTTTGGTCTAGGTATGAGTTTATATCTTTAAAGTTATTTCTTGCACTATTCACGGCGGGGGTATCTCTCGAACCTAAGCCAGTAAGTTGATTAAATAAAATCCTTATCGGGGCTGCAAAAGAGATAGTTTGCTGTGCAACTGCTTTCCCAAAAGTAGCTATATTTGCGTTTACTTGTTGCTGATATTCCTCCTGTGTTGTAGGGGTTGGGAACTGGTCTATTAATCTGTTAGGGTCTACTTGTTGCTCAGGAGTTAGAGGTAAGTTCTGACTAGCTGTCTTTTGTATCTGTTCAAAAGTAGGTATATTACCCGCGGTTTGGGTAGGTGTGTTAGGTTGAGGTACATTACTTTTAGGTTGCTGATTTTGTGGGCTAGTCTGATTAGTAGGGGGTTGTACTTTTCCAGGAGAAATAGGGATTATTTGCTGTGGTTCATTTGGAAAACCTGCCAAAGTCTCGGCTGCTTGTTTCTTTGCTGTTTGGACATTTTGGAAAGCTTGGACTTCATTCTTTGGGAGATTTGCTGTTTTCTCGTCTACAACATAATCAACTCCATTTTTTCTATATACTTTTTTTGCCATTATTCTCTATTTAAGTTAGCGGTTACGTCGTTAGGCTGTATACTAGTCATACCTGAGTTCTTAGCCTGGTCGCTCTTAACAAGTCCTCCTAAACTTGCTTGTTTCTCGAATTTAACAGAAATTAAAGCCTGGTTCCAAAGGTCATCTTCCATGTCCATCCTTTCCTTTGCATAAGTTGGTTCAAAGTTTACATTACCCATCTTACCGCCTACTTCTGAAGTTCCGTCGCTAGTTGCGATACTTCTAGGTACTCCGAATACCTGATAAAAGAAGTTTTCTAAATATGAAATCCAGGCTGTTCTATCCTCGCTACTTCTCGAGGGGTATGGCTCTATTTTAACCGTGTCCTTTGGAAGTCCAACCATCTCTCCGTTCTTAACTGCTTTCTCTATCATAGAATTAGCATAGGCTATCTTGCCCGTCTTATCAGTCTCATAATAAGCGATACCTAGGGCTTTATCTCTGTGCTTAATTATTCTCTCGTCGGATAAAGCCTCGTTTCGGGCATCAATTATAAACTTAGTAGGATCCATTTGGCTTGTTCCGTGCTGTTGGTCTCCTAGTCTCTTATTTGAGGAGTGTATCATATTTTCTTTAGGTATGGCTTTCCACTCTGACCCACTCCAGGCGTCATAGCTCTTAATCATACCTGATTTATCAAAAACAATCCTAACTCTTTCAGGGCTTATAGGAATTAGATTTATTAAAATATCATCTTTTCTTTTAATCTCGATAAATGCGTCTCCAACGACTAACTTTACTACTTCGTGGTTCCAAATTATCTTTGAAAAAGTATCTTTTCCCATACCCTTAACGTGGTCTAGGTCTACTTTTGTTAGTGGGTCTCTTGCTGTCCATCCTGCCCCAAAAGCCCAGGTAGCCATAGCGTTTGCTGCACTAAAGATTTCAGGGATAGTTAAATAACGACCATAATACTGAGTTGCATTAGAAAAGTACCAATAACTTTCTTCTACGTTTCTACTTGCTACATCCAGAGCAATCGATTTAACTATAAAGTCAGGTACGTTATCCGTAAAGTTTGTTGTCGTCGCACTTGACGGGTTTAGTTCGCTCATAGTGAAATCCTCGACGGAATACTTAAGACTGATTGGGTATTGGTTATAGTTGAGGCTGTATTTGTTGGGTCTACTCCCACATAACAGTGAACGGTTCCTGCATCTGCGGCTAGAGTTAATCTTAAAATATCGCCTATCTTAAAATTAGTTTTAGTTAATGGAATTTTTAATATTTTCCACGCTTCTGAGGTTGATATGCTAGAGGAAGCAATAGCAGAAGAAATACTTGTGACGCTTGCACCACTTACTTTCTTAATCGTTGCTGTGATTACAGAAGCCCCCGAAGATGTCTTTGCTGAAAATTGAAAATATGCTGTGCCCATTAGAGTTTTAGGTGTGTTAAAAGGACTTAAGTCTAAATCTTGGGAATTAGTAGAGGCGAAATCTCTAACCCCTGCCTGAGAGTGTAAGGTCTGAGACATTAGTAAATAAACTACTGCTGACCCGTCCCAAATTCCATTAGGATAATAACTAGAATATCCTAATCCATTCGCTATATCAGTATAATTGTAACTTGCAATAGAACTCTCTCCAGGTACTGGGAAATTAACGGGTACAACTTCGGCGGGCATTATTCAATATCCCCCGTACCTGTCAGTACAAAATCCTTGTATTTATTATCTTTCAAAATCAAACCAACAACTTCTCTATACTTAGCCCAAAGCATATTAACCATCTGCCAGGCTTCTTGTCTAGAAGAGAAACCCGACTGGTCATAATTGATAACTTGACAGGCTGCGTAAGCTGCTGTTGCTTCTCTTAAAATCTCCTTTCCTATCGTCGATACACTTGCATAATTAGTAACCCAATCGAAACGGGTCTCTAAAGAAATAATCCCCTCTGCCTCAAGAATATAAACATTAGTGTAAGCTTCGGCTACGGCGGTCGTATTAGCATTAGCTCCCGCCATCTTAGCGACGTCAGCCTGCCCGCATAAAGTTCCTGCTTCAACCATTGAAACTTAACCTCAATTTTTCAAGTAATTCTTCCAAAAGTTCTCCGATAGCGAAAGCGTCGACAGAAATAACTATTTTATCAGCTCCACTCTTATCTTTTTCAGCTGTCACGCTGTATTTATCTTTGAAACTCATACTTTTATAGAGTAAACGTTAAGATTTAAATGTTTGGTTTGTGCGTGCCATGCTGCTCTCATGATGCTTTGTACTGGGTGATTGTAATTACTGGTAATTAGTATCTCTTTTTTAGATTTATCTTTCTCAAACTTGTAAGATTTAAGGCTCTCTCTTATCTCTGCATCGTCCAGGAGTTCAATCTTTCCCTTTTCCATCATCACTAATAAATTAAAAATCATCTCTTGTCCTAAAATCTTCTTTTGTTTCTCATCCTTATAATCCAAAGGTCTTGCTGAGTTGTTTAAGGCTACTGTCTTGAATTTAGTATCATCTTCTTTTAGTAATTCAGAAAAGACACCAAAACCGATACCTCCATCATCAACGTAAATCTTTTGGAAATTGTAAAGTCTTTCAAGATTAACTATTCTCTCAGTTGTTTGGGTTGTATAGAGTTTGTTTGTGATTTCGTGTTCTACCTGTGCCATCTTCTCTTTATCTTGGTTCCAGGTTAAAATGGATATAGACCCCTCATCGTCCCCTAAGCCTGCGGGGTCTACTCCACAAACATAATCTTGCTCTTTGTTTATTGAGCCAGGACGTTTAAGAGTGAGAGTTTTCGCTATTAGTTTATCATTAAATATCTGTCTCACGTTCTCACTTGGGATGGCTAGGTATTCCTGGGCGTATTGGGCTTCGGTAAGTCTACCCCTCTCTTGTTCTAGAAAGTTAAGCATTAAAGTTCTACTTGGCTCGGGTCTTTGTTCGGCTACTTCTTCGCTATTAACTCTTATGACTTTAAAGTTTGGGTCTCTTAACCTTTCGTAAACATAACCCTCCGTGCTCCAAGCTGTGCCCAACATCCAAATAAACCCGCCAGTTGTAAGCATCATAGGAGTAATAGCTGCGAAAGCATCCTCAGGGATTAACTGCATTTCCTCAAAGATAACTCCGTTTAAAGTGTGCTGTCTTGCCCCACTTCCATCTAGACCTACTGGCTCAGTTCTTAGTATGCTTCCGTTTTTTAATCTTAAGGAAGTCCTTAGGGGTTTGTCTTTTCCTTTCTTTAAAGCTGTTGGGAAATCTTTAGATAGTAAAGTTAAGACTTTATTGTAAAGTCCTGAGGCTTGTCTCTCTACACCCGAGACGATTAAGATATGTTTTTTAGGATTGTTTAGTAAGAAGTCTGCTATCTTTTTCGCTATGATTTCCGACTTACCTACTTGTCGCCCGCACAATAATATGAGGTTTCCTGGGCATCCTAGGGCTTCTTTTTGGTAATTGTCCTGGGTTGGATACATCCATTTAGTCTCTAACATTTTAAAATCTCTTTCATTTTTATTTTTAAGTATTGTAATTGTTGCGGTCTGTTAGTCTCTAACCACATAAACATACCTAGGGGATTATTGTGAGCTGATATCTGTCTGCAAAAGAAATGATGCTTTGGACATAAAGACAAACCATTCTCAATATCGAATTTAGTCTCATGATTTTCTCTTACTATAATGTGATGAGCGTTAAGTCTCTCTGTGTTTCCACAGATTACGCACTTTCTCCCGTCTCTATCCTTAACTGAGTTCGCCCATTCCTTATCTTCTTTAGTAAGTTTAAGAGTACCTCTCATCTATGCACTAAGGTAGGTTAGTATATATAAGTTTCCATAGGAAATCAATCTCCATAAACTCCATAGGAAACACAGGAAACTAAAAAGTTCCATAGGAAATAAAGGCATTTCCACTCCACGAAAG